ATCCAAATCTGTAATATAAATACGTTCAATCCTACAACCCCATCCTTGAGCAGCTTCTCTTATTCCTCTAAGAATTTCTTTTTTTAATTCATCAACTTCTTGACATTCTTTTAAAGTACGATGGTTTACATATTCAAGAATAATACCAAGTGCCAGTGTTTCTAAAGATTTATCAACATCTTGCACATTAAAAACAGCTTTATAAATATCTTTAATTGAAAACTGTATAGCCCCAGAAACAATAATATGTTTACCATCCTTAGTATGAACAGATTGACCCCGAAGGTCAACAATCTGTGTCTGTATTTCCATATAGATTATTTTTTGAAATAATGGTATATACCAAAATAAACCCGATGCAACCTGTTTATTCCACTTACCCCATGTAATTCTAACACCGGCCTCATAATCAGATAAAATTAATGGTCTTGGAATAAAACAAGTAAGCCATCTAATTAATGAATTTAACCACTGCATTATTTCTTCTTTATTTTTTCCAAAGTACCATAAATATATTTACCAGCACGTTCTTTACTGTATTTACGCTTTTTAGCAATTTTCTCTAATTTATCATGTAGTGCTTTTGGCATTATATTCCTCCAATGCTTCTTTAATATGTGAAATCGGCACACATACTACTACACCACCACCAGGGTTAGGCCCACCAATAACTATACCCAATAATTCTCCATTATTATTAAATAGCGGACATCCACTTGACCCAGGGGCAGCTTCCGCATCAACTTGAATTAAACTTTTTTCCAGCATATAAACAATATCAAGTTTAGAAACAATACCTTTGGTTATACTATTTTTAAATGCTTTATCATACGGAGAACCAATTAAATAAACCGTATCCAATAACTTTGGCATCTCACCTAATTTAACAAAAGGCACTATTCCATCTATCTCAATAATTCCAATATCATATTCATTACTTTTCCATTTACTTACAATATTATATTTATATCCAGAAATTTCTATATAACTATCAGTAATATCTATGCAATGCCCTGCTGTTAAAATTAAATTAGGGGCAATAGCTACACAAGAACCCCACCCATAATCATCAGTTATAATACCACAAGAATCAAGTACAGATACATCTAACGTTTTGTTAAGATTATTATATATTTTTACATTTATACCCTGTATTTTTTGTTCAAACCTATTATTTTGATAAAACATAGTAACAACAATAGCAAGTAGTAAAACCTTAGTTAGTACTTTCCTCATTACTTATTTCCTCCTTTACTTTTATTAGGTGGTGATGGTTTGCCACCACGCTGCGATGTTTGCTGTTGATTAGAATTAGCTAATCGGCTTGCATCTGTAGCTCCAAAACTATCATTCGTTTGTCCAGGAGATTTAGTAGTAGCCTGTTCTGGATTATACGGATTAGTACCATCAGGTGGCACAACACTCTTCCACCAATTCTCCATATTAGGTATATTAAGATATCTACCACTCTCTCTTACAATCTGGTCAACATCAGGTAATGTTCCTTGTTGTGCAGCTAATGGTGCTAATGGTAATATAACCCCTGTAATTAACTGCATCAACTTTTGGAATCGTAATTCTGGACTCATCTTTGACATAGAATACACATCTATATCAAAAGTATAGTCCATAAAATCACCTTCTTTTACAGAGTCAGAATACTCTGTTTCAATATTAATTCCTGCAACATTCCTCAATATAGGAATTTTCTTAGTAGGATTAGTCCACAAAAAGTAGGCTAATTTATTAACAATAGATTTAGTAAACTTATGAAACTGAGAAGCCATATCATCTAATGCTCTTGTAGCATTAGCTTGTAACATCTGCTCCTGTCCTAACGTTTTAGCTTGTGCTCCACGACCTCCCATTTGATATAAGTTACTATAACTAATAGCAAACTGATGCTCAAGATATTGTAACCACTCCATTGACTTAGGGTCAAACCCACCAATAGTAATATCTTTAATAGTTTCAGGTGTAGTAAGACCTATTAAATCACCATGTTCTGCGTCTTTAATAACCTGTGCTTGCTCCTCATCACCTAATTGAAATACTCCTAATGATTTTTCTCTCTCACAATTTTGTGACATTTTACGTGCCATAATATTAAGAGATTTATGTATATCCAACCATATATAAACAGGTGGTATTGGTATAATAGATTCAGGAAAGTTCTTATATCCAAGAACGTCATACGGGCCTGTCTCCGGCCCCTTCCATTCTACAGTACGAAGTATTTTATCTCCATACCCTTCTAAAGGAAGTGTAATAATATTACCTTCATCAGGAAGATAAAAGTCTTGTAATTCTACAGATTGACGTAATTCCTCATATCTTGCCTCATCTTTATCTACAATAGTCTTAGGGTCAGATTCGCTTTCCTCTACTTTATTAGGTATTAATCCATCATAATTTTTAAATAAACCACTATCAGTAACTACGTGCAACGGCAGTCTATAACGATTACCTTCATATAACATTTCCTCTCTATTACGAGCAGTTATATCTCCAATATAATCATTAAAATCGACTCTATCACAATACGGTTGGCCTACCTCAGCAAGCCACCCACCCATATCGGTAGCCCCATTAAGCCATACACCACTCTTTGTAATACCCATTCCAAACAAAGAATCAATTATAATAGGTCTAAGTGTTCTTTCTGATAACCTAATCTCCTCAAATAAATGAGCTAAAGCCAATTCCATTGTAATAGCAAAAGAACGAATACCTGGTTTACTGGCCCCATATCTTGTTTCAATTAAAACACGGGGGTTATTAGTTACAAGATATGGAGCAATAATCTGTACCCCTCTATCAATAACATTAAGTGGTACAGGGCGTCGAGACATATTCTCACCACCATCATACCAACCATTAGCATACTGCTTTAACATTCTATGTCTACATTTTCGTACATCCTTAGTACGAATAAACCATTGTTTAGCAGCATCTTGCAGTCTTTCAGTAAACTTCATTCGACTCATATTATATCCAAGGACTATTCTTCTTATTTTCCTTCTTTTTCTTTCTATATTGACTAAGCCTATACCCCATAGAGCCTGGTTTAGCCCTTAATACTTCATTATGTACTGCTTTTCTTTGTTCTTTAGTAGCTAAGAGGCATAAAGCAATAGCAATAACCGTATCACCATGTCTTGCTCTTGCACCAGACGACTCATCAGCACGCTCAGAAGCCCCTATTTCGCCACTTTCATACCAAATATAATCATCAAGCTCATCTAAAGCAGTTTCATCATATATTGTAACCCATTTATGAGATTTTTCTGTCTTTAAACTTTCGTTTAAAGCTATTTTAAGCGTGGTTAGCAAATCATCTTTAGTTTCTCTATTGCTATGCCACCCGTATTTATTTGACCTATGTCGTACTTTAGTTGTTTCCTGTGTATTAATATAAACAAGATAATAATGATGAAAATTGGTAATTCTTCTACCAAAATTTATACTATGCCCACCATTATTTTCCCATATAATAAAGGGTTTTGTCTTACCCCCTACCCAATTTGCTATTCCAATAACCTGGTCTGCAAAATTTTCTGGCGTTGTGTCAGGACATCTCCATAAGCCTATCAATTCCGACGTATTCACGTCATAAATAGCACAAACAGAGTTAGATGCCCCCGTACCTAATGAAGCATCACAACCTAAAATATAATTATGGCTTTGGTTTGGACGGGAGTTAGGTAAAAGCCCCCACCATTTAAACCTTTTCTTACCAGAGTTTTCCTTAAACCAGGAAGATTTTATCTGTCCTTTATCGTTATATTTAAACTTTATTTCTCCACTAAAGGTAGTTGGCCGTAGAAATTTAGTTCTAACCCTATCATTTACTACAGCATCAAAAAACATATCAGATGCACCAGTAGGGCACATCCATACATTCTGAGCTAAACTACGCCTTGTATCTCTTAACTCCCTATAATCATGCCAAGGAGACCTCAAATCGCCAGGTATCTCCTCGCATCCATCAGCTTTAAATTTTGTATTAGATAATACCCTTTGTATTGCTTCTGGATAAGTTAGTAGTTTCTGCTCAAATTCAGAATATTTGAAAGGAACATTGGGTTCTACATCATTAAAAACCAGTGGACATAATTGCTTATAGTAGTCAATATCGACTATTTCTATCATATTTAGGTCTGGTGAAGTGTATAACCCTTTGTTCTTTTCAGGATTTTTGTACCAAGGCAACACCGATACTTTGACATTCTTACTCCTTAGTACTTTGTTAAAAGGATGGCCCGCCCCATAAAAATGGGTAGAGCCATATATAACACAATCAGAGGTATCATTAACAGTATCTCTGATATTTTTAGCAATATTATAATCTACTCGTCCAAACTCATCAAGAAATATAGCAGTACGTCTATCTCCAGCAGCAAAGTTCTCATTAGTAGATTCTCCATCAATAACAGCACCATTTTCTAAATTTTCAAAGTGCATAAAAGTCTTGTTAAACTCAGGTACAAGACATTGTGGTATATTTGCTATTGTATATAATACCTTATGGAATAAACACTTATGGTCTCCAACTGTACGACCATTTGAAATATTGGTTCCCCTATCTACATATTCCTCTTTACGAGAACCAATAAGAAACATGGCTTCTGGACTCACAAGCCAATACAATGCAAATAATTTACAAACTAACTCAGTAGCCCCCTCATCCCTACTTTTATTTACAGCCCTGTCATAACCACTATCTAAAGCATCTTTAAGCTCTTTTATTACTATTCCCTGTTGTGGTCTTAATATAAAAGGCTGATTACGATAACCAGCCTTCTTACGTGGATTAAACGTCCAGAATATAGAATTAAAAGCAATTTCTGGCTCAGAAAAAGCCATCTCAAGGAAGTCTTTTCTAAACTTCTCATCATCTGTAAGAGTCTTATAAAGATTCTTACGATAATTAAGATTCTCCTTCAAAGACTTCGGAATGGCTTTCAGAAATTGCTCTGGAGTCTGTATTTTAATCATTTAATACTCTATTTTTAGCCAACTCAAAATAATCCCTATCTAACTCAATACCTACAAAATTACGATTTAACTTTTTACATGCTACACCTGTTGTACCAGACCCCATAACAAAGTCTAATACTATTTCCTCTTCATTAGTATATGTTTTGATTAAATATTCCATTAGAGCTATTGGTTTTTGTGTAGGATGTATTTTATTTTTTTGGCTTCCATTAGAAATTTCAAGTACTGTTGTAGGATAACGATGCGTATAAACTTCATTCTTTTTATATACTCCACCACCAGACACTTTAATCTGATTATTTGTTCTATGTGTCATACCGCATCTTGGAGAATCTCGCAATACCATTTGTGGATTATATATTAATTTACCATCACCAAAAACTACAATATCTTCATATCTGGAAAGTGGTTTAATTTTAGCTATCTGGTAACCACTTGGTTTAGTTTTAACCCATACCCAACAATACTTAAACATCTTTATATTACTACTAATTAATGCAGTAGTAAATGGCTGGCTTGCAGTCATTACAATAGCCCCGTTTGGTTTGATAATTCGTTTTAACTGTTTCCACATAGACTCAAGCGGAATAACCGAATCCCATTTACAGGCAGTAGTGCCATAAGGTGGGTCAGCTAACACCATATCTATAGACTGGTCTGGAATCTCAATCATTCTTTCCAGGCAATCCCCTTGTAATAATTTTATCATTATCTGTTACCTCTACATTTTCTATTATCTTACGTCTCGGCTCATCCAATAACTTACCAGCAAGAGCCTCTATTTGCTTAGAGGCTACCTTACCGTCTAATTTAACAGTAATTTGTTTATCCTGCTCTACAAGTATTTTATGTTCAGATTTCCATGAATCAGGGTCTAAATTACAAAGAAGCCACATTATAAGCTTAGGGTTAGAAGCCTGATGTTTCTTAAAAACTGACTTACTCTTAAGATTACCATCTTTATCATACTTCTCATTAACTTCCTCATATTCATACCCAGAAGCCGCTCTAAAGGCTTTTGCCACTATATGGCCTATTGCTGCCTCCTTACCATCTTTAATGGCTCTATCAAACTGTGGGTACTTCTTAATCCAACTCTGTATCGTAGACTTGGAAAGTCCAAAAGCCCAACCTATATCAGCATTAGAGAACCCTGCTTCTTTAAGTTTCTTAGCTACTTCAATATGAGTAAAGTTGAACTTTGCACCTTTATGTATAGAAAGTTTTTCCATTAATCTAACGCTATAAATAATCCCATTTTATCAGTATATATTCCTGGTTTATAATATCCAAAATGGCCCAGGGTGGCATGGCTCATAACCATAAATGGTAGGCCATAGTCTGCTACCACAAGTAGGGCAAACTCTTACACCATCACAATAAGGACAAAACGGTTTATTTTGTTTATCATTATAATCTTTGGCTTCATCCAACATTTTTTTCTTTTCCTCTTCTGTCATGTTAATCCTTTCATTAGGAGCCGCAGGCCGTTTCACTCCTATAAGCTCCATTAGGGATATATATGTTTAACATAGTAACTTAGATTATATGTTTCTAATTATATCAAGTAGCTATATTGCTTTTTATATAGCTACTATATGAGGCTACGCCTCTATATATACATCAAAAAGTGTCATATTCACAAAAACATAGTATTTGTTATAAGTGTATTATTATAAATAAGTTATATCAATATTTAGGTATTTTTAAAAATAAAATAAAATTTATTATATTCGGACTCTACAGTATATAAGTCTATATAATATAAGGATATAAAATTTTTTTATAAAGTCCTTGACAAAATCTCCTTAATGTATATTTAGTCTGAAAATATAAGTATATATAATTTTTGAACGGTCTATAAGAAGACCCCACAACGCCCGATAACACTACCTCCCCACCACAAGACTGGCGGGCAAGCCCCATTGTCGTATAGTCCTATAACCATAAGGCGGTAATTGTATCACTTGCACGTGATTTAGAGAATTTAATGGTTGTTTACATAACACGCATTATAT